TTACCCAGCTTTCTTATGGGGCATACATGGGACACTTTCAGATAGTCTTTTGTTAAGGAGTTCTATCTGTTCGTGATTGTTGTCTTTCATCCATGCTCCGTAAACATTGAATACCATTTGTGCGTTTGTGTGGCCCATCTGGCTTGCGATAAAACTAGGATTAGCTCCAGCGGCAAGTGACCAGCATGCATAAGTATGCCTGGATTGGTACGATTTTCTGTGTCTCAGACCTGCGCGTTTTAAGATACTTGTCCATGACTCCCTGATGGAGTCAACCTTATAGTGCGGTCCGGAAAACTGCCGCTGTTTTATTACCTGAGGACTAAAAACAAAAGTGCATTTATGCACAGTACTTCTCCCATATTCCCTCTGCTTTACCTCTACAGAATGTTGCTTTCCAAGCATGGTCATTTCCGCCTGACTTTTAAGAGCATCAATAGCTGGTTGAACCAGATGAATTGTCCTTCCGGTGCCAGCATCGGTTTTTGGTGGAGTGAATTCGCCAAGTTTTGTATAATTCCTACGGATGGTTATAGTCCTTGCTTTAAGATCTATATCTTCCCATGCCAGCGATACCAGCTCCCCGTGACGAATACCCGTGTATACAGCGAGAATCCACAGGTTTTTTGTTTGTTGATGACGGCAAGCCTCAATAAAACGAATAAATTCGTCACGGGTGAGAGGATCTGGTTTTACCTTGGACTTTTTTAAGGGTGCCAGACCGTTAAATGGGTTTCCTGAGGTATAACCATTATCTGTTGCAAATTGAAACATTCCAGCTATGGTTGTCATATAGTAGTTTACTGTGACCACTGAGCGCCCTTTTATGGAAGAAATCTTTCCATTAGAAAGCTTTTGGTAACCGGTCAACAAATCTCTCCTTGCGAAAAGTAAATCCTCTTTTGTTATGGATGAAACCAGTTTTTTCTCACCCAACATAGGCAACATGTTTTTAATTACTGACTGGTAACGATTAAGTGCATTCGCACAAATCTCAATTTTCTTAAGGTCCAACCATTTTTCCGAAAGTGCCTTAACGGTTATCTCTCTTTTTCCCAGACCAAAGTGTTTCAGGTTAGGGGAATTAGGGAACTGCGCGGCGTAGTCGAAACTCCCCATTCTGATTGCAAAACAAACGGAAGTGCGAAGTTCACCAGCGATCTTCCGGTTTTTGGCTGTGTCAGGAACACCGAGGTTTTCTCTGACACGTTTGCCATTATAGTGAAACCATATACGGAGTGATCCTCCATGGTTTTCAACGCCTGTCGGGTATGATGCGTTACTCATTAAACCTCCCAGACGTCCAGGAGCATTAACAGGTTAACCGGAACTTGCATTTTTGGCACCTGGTTGTTTCTGGTTTTCGATCCATCGCATAATTTCTTCGATGTTGTACAGGCATTCACTGTAGTGCCCCGGATCACCTTCTACAGCGTAATGGCGGTATTCTTTTCCCTGCATCCATGACTTTCTTCTTGCCCGCTCAATGGTGCCAGGCTTTAGCCCTGTTGATGCAATGAGGACTCTCTCCGTACACCATTTGCTGGGGGTTATCTGATAGATGATTGTCTGCATGCCAACCTCATAAAATTTTCATCCACGGCAGTGGCACCACACTTCAAACATTCGCTTCACAACTTCACGACAGTAGAAGCCGTCAACATCTCGCGTCAGGTCATAGCGATTGCCGTAACGCTGGTGGACCCATCGTTCAAATGCTTTATTCATTCTTTACTTCCTTTTTATGGCTCGTAATTTTTTCAGGTGCTTTTCCTGCTCAGTGTCCGCGAGAATTTTGCGGTACTCCTGGTGGTCAATATGTTCGAACAGGCAGTTTAACTCACCAATGCGTACCCGCCCGGATCGTCCGTCCATCCGTCGAAAGAACACTGAGTGCTCAGTGATGCGAGTAATCACCACGGGGTATCCAGCTCTGTCCGTGTATATCTGACCGCGTTGAATCAAAGCGAACATGTGGTTATCCCCATCGACAAATCGAGAACACAACAAACGCTGCTGCGAATACCACCCCCAGAGTTACGATTGCATCAGGCCAGCTCATTGATTCACCTCCTGCCTGTCGTCCGGCATTCGCTCACTACAGCTTATCCAACCATCCGGAGTTACCGGAACTTGTGGAATGGCTGTCTGCTCTCGAACGTCATTAGGCGCTATAGGTTCTGCTGCCAACTGACTGGCATATTTGTTAATGGTAACGATAAGCTCTTGCTCAGCCTCATCCAGACAATCACCGATACCTCGCCTGTCACCGTCAAAATCATCGAAATCGGCACGAATCCTGGCAACCTTCAGGATTGCGGACAACACCTCACTAGGAATTGCCGGATAGTTGGTTGACGTTTCCGCGATTTCCCGAAAATTATTGGTTGACGAATTCTTGTTTTCCCGAAAGTTTCCGGACTGAAGCATGGCGGCGCGGCAGGCGTTCCATATTTCGGCAGCAATATCGCGCTCGCTATCGGTTAATTTGTACGTTGAAACATAGCCAGAGAGCATTTCTACGTTTTCCGGAGTTGCTTCTTCAGGCACTACCGGTGCTGGCTCACGTATTACAGGCTCGCCCATGCGTGATTCTCCCTGCGCCTCTTTCACCATGTGGTCATTGATTTGCTCCAGTCGCCGAACGTGCTCATCAGCTTCAAGCGCTCGCCGTTTCCAGATGGACAGGTCTTCACGAGCGCCCTGATATGCGTCACCGTATTCGCCGTTAAATACTGGCGCTGGCGGGGCGATGCGTCCAAGCAACTTATTTACCTCTTTCGCCATCGCGTCATATTTATCTAAATAGCGATTAGCTTCTAAGCAGACTCGGTGCATCTGATCTGAGTTAACTCGTTTAACTGGATCTGCTTCCAATGATGCCAGTGCAATCCGTGCCAGTTCTTCCGCTTCTTCTGCTGGCAGTACAACGTTGCTACCCGGTCCGTATGTTTCGCGCCACTGCTTGATTGTCAGCAGTCGCCCTTTGGTAATAGTGATCATGCCGCGTTTCCTTCTTTCTTATTAACAATCACACCGTCATATATTTCATTAAGGTGCCCTCTCAACTCCATGCGCCTTAATGCAGATAACATGTAATCGCATTCAACCTGCTTATTCCCAGTAAATGGCTTATCGTCAGGATTACCCCAACAGCAATTACCCCTGGGCCATCCATGTACTTTCCGTACTCTTCCGTTAACAACGTGAAGTAATCCCCAGCCGGGAGGTAAATCCTCAACTGAAATAATTTCCGGCTCACTAATAAAGAATCGCCAGTCGCCCATGCCAAGTGAGGGATTTTTACGGAAACGCTTTTTTCTATCTGCCAACAAGTCAGCACGAGAACACTTCGCCTCTATCAGGCATGATGCTGAATTTCTGAATCCCATAGCATCTGGCTGTTCTCCGGTACTGGTTACAGCAACAAAGCGGTCATGAAAGCAAACCTTGAACCCGTTGCGCTTAAGGAACTTGTACGCAATCTGACAGAGTTCGTGGTGTGTTAACGCCATATCACTCTCCTTTGATGCGAATGCCTGTTGCAATGCTGTTTATGATGCTGTCAGTGCATGGGGTAGAAAGCTGGGCATCTCCAGCAATTTTCATGACCTCAACATCTGCATATCGAATACCGAGGTGTATTAGACCGGCTATGCCTGACTTAAGCCGAGCATTTTCCATAAATAGAACTTTTGCCCGCTGTTTTTCTGCTTCAAGCTCAACGCGCAGCTTCCCTACCGTTAGCGCAATATCCTCGTTCTCCTGATCGCGGCTTTTGATGTATTGCAGGTTTCTTTCCCGTTCATCCAGCAGTGCCAGCACGGTTTCTGGTCCGGTCAGAAATTTGAAGGCGTTGAGCGCATCAATATCCACACCGTAATCTTTAAGTTCCTGTTCACTTAACAAGTCATCATCAGCTGGCAACATTAACAGGCGTTCCATTGCTGGAATTGCACGTTCCGCCACCTCACGCAGTGCCTGGTAATTAATTTCGCTCACTGGTTGCCTCCTTTGCGAAGTTGGGCAGCAAAGTCAACTAACCACTCAGTCATTTCAACCTTCCCTACCAGGTCTGAACCAGGGTACATACAGCAATCACTCTGCGCCGCTTTGAAATCCTTATACTCATATTCTTGGGCCACCAGATTTTTTGCAGCTTCTATAGCAGCATCCACCCCCTGCGCCCGGACTTCAGCCAGGAAAGCATCAGTGGTTGGCGTTTCAGGTATCTGTCTCCTCATCCGTTCTATTGCATGATTGAACCCGAAGTCTTCCGCGAGAGATACGTCATCCATATTGTCATTGTCATCCTCAATATCCCGTGATTCTGGAATTGCAGACTTTATTCCCGCATTCTCCGCTGTCAGCGCCGCGCACTTGGCCTCAAGAGCGGCAACCACTTCCTGATGGTCTTTGTACTTAACGTATGAGCCGGAGATGTCATCACCTTCGGTGTTTAGCCATGCGTCATTGCAATTCACTGCGTAGGTTCTGATGCTCATGTTGATGCTCTCCCGCCCCTGACAGACGCCAGGCCAGTCAATAAAGTATCCGCAATGCCTACCCTCAGACGTGCGCGCAGGATAAATGCCGTTATGACCCGGCAAAATATATGCTACCCATTCATCTTGCGTTGCCTGTTCCGCCGCCTCGCGCAGTGCCTGATAGTCAATCTTGCTCACTGGCAGCCTCCTTTGCCGGGATTTCTAACTTTTGAGTGGTTGTATCAAATTCAAACAACTTAACCACGTCATCAAACAGGACATAATCACCATCAGGATTTTCAGTCATATCTGCGCCACAATCCTGACCGCACGAGTCGCAACCATCCATATCAAGCTCGTATCGCTTCAGGTTTGCGATATTTGATAAATTCAGCGCCAGTACAGCCAGGTCATAAACCTCTTCGGCAGTGACATCGCTGTTCAGTCCCATTTCATGGCGATATATGATTTTTTCTACTCGTTGTTTTGTGATCGTCATTTTTCTCTTCACTCCGATATACAAGGATTACTACACCCCCTCTGCTGATTGCGCGAGCTGGATCCCCTGGTTCCATGCCGTCAATTCCGAAGGCTTCGGAAAACGCATTCATTGCCTTCTGGCGTTCATCCTGCTTACGGCGTTTATTCCATTTTTTCAGGAACAACAGCGACAGCCACCGTCCGCTGCAGAACACGATGTAAAAATAACCAAGGAGCGCCAGGCCGACATTCAGGGCCGTTTCTATGGTTAGTTGTGAGTCAGTTGCCATTTCTTACCTGTTTAAGTAACTGGTTGAACATAACACTTAGGGGATTGCTGTATCCAAACGGCAGATTGTTTACGCAGTACAGAATCATTTTGTTTTTTTCTCCAGTTCGTACTATTAACCCATTCCACAATAACCGTGATAATTCATTACTGATAGAAGTTGCGCTTCTTCCAAGTGCGAGGGATATATCTTCTCTACTGCAATCTGGATTTTCCTGGATATACTCGATAACGGTCATGTGGTCCCTTTTACTTAATATCTGTTTCGGATTGCATGCCATGAGTATTCATTTCGTTAATAATTTCATCCAGAAGGATTTCAAGCCCTTCTCGACCCATATCTGAAAGAATGAAACCTTTATCAGGGGAAGTAGTGAGCATTTTCTGATAAAGAAACAGCGCTCTTCCCATTCCTTCAGCTTCGCCGTATTTTTGAATTAAATTCCATTCAATATACTGTTGTAAGGCAAATCGAATGGGGCCGGGATATATCGTCATAAACCCATACATCCCGTTATATACCACGGCGTGTTCAGTTGTTCCGTGTTCATTCAGGATATCAATTGTGCCGTTCTTGTCTTCTTCTTCGTTGATGAATGTCGTCACATACAACCATCGCCACTGAGCAACCTTCATCTCAACCGGAAGTTTACCCAGTAATCCTGCTTCGTCGGCTTGCGCCAGACACTGAAGGATACGTAAACCTCGCACATTAGGAGTATCGAATTCTCCGGCATCCAGACGACGTATGGCGTCGTGATAATCAATCGTCATACTGCCAGTTCGTATACCATTGGCTGTTGCTTCAGCCTGGAATTCATCGTATTGCATGATATTTATTCCTCATCTTCATCTTCATCTGCTGGTGCAATAACGTCATATCCTGCCTTTTCTGCAATAAACAGGAATGTTGAAAGAGTTCCTACAAGTTCATCGTCATGAACATGGCGAATGAATATTACTTTCCCGTTTTTGATGGTCAGCAATACTCTGGTTTGTTCGTGTTCTGCTGTTTTCTGATGCATTATTATCTCCCGTATGCTTTACGCAGAAATAAGCAGGCAATATGCATGTAATTTTCACCGTATTGTGCAATAAGGCAGGTGGTCTTGTGTGATGCCATATTCTTTATAAAAGTCACAATAAAGCCTCCTGTGGATTAAGGTTGTAACAATCCCCGGCGATAAAACCGCAATAAACGTTCAGGGCATATTTGTTGTTATTGCGCTAATTCTTTTTCGGCAGCAGCTTTTGTATACTCACATGCAAAACTCAGAATTTCGCTGCCGAGTGTTTTCGTTTCGTGATTACTGGACATATGTAATACCTGTGTTGCATGCAATAAATGATAAACATTTACCGCAAATGAATCAGGCTCCAGACAAATGCCTTCGTAATTATCTTGCTGTGAGGTTGTTTCTGTCATTGCTCCTGAAGTGCATGCGAGCCTGTTTTTGACAATTCTCTTTTCTCTAATCACTATATCGGCAACATCTATTGCCTTTACAACCTCCGGGAGAAGTTCCGGGTTTGTATAATCAAAGTCATCAACATGGAGAACAGTTATGTTTTCGAACTTTTTCATGGCTTCCTCAGCTGACTTATATGTTCTGCTATATAGCGAGTCTCAGAAGTGTTTTCATATTGAGACTGTTTCCGCAATGATTGATAAAAATGTTCGCATGTACCTTGAAGGGCGAAGCGGCGATTATGTCACCATTGGTATTGGTTCTTCCGCAGAAGAGCTTCGCGAGATAAGGGGCAAACTTGTTGAGATGCGTCATGGTGTTGCTGCTCCTCACTTTTTGGTTGCTCCGGAGGAGTAACCTCACCAGTTAACAGGCACATCGGATCGCAGCCAAGAATATTTGCCAGTGGGATAAGCATACTGATAGTTGGTTCATACTCTCCGCTCTCCCACTGGATGATAATTTCTTCATCGAGATCGAGCAGCCTGGCGAGTTCGGCGGTTGTTAAGCCGCAGGCTTCGCGTTGGGTGCGAAGGTTAACCAGCCAGCTTTCAGGGAAGGATTGTTTTTGTTGTGCAGGAGAAGCAGCAGATAGAGCATATTCATGGATAAATTCCATTACCTCAATGCCCAGTTCCTTTGAGCGAGCACAATCCAGAAGATGGAATGTGCGTACAGCACTTAGCAAATTTGCAATATTTAATGCAAAGGAATCAAGTTCTAAGCCCTTAAGCGTAACACAGCCGCAGTTGATAAAATTAGTTGTTTCTGGAGTTGCTTTTAGTGTCTTCATATATCCGCCAACAATTTTAAATTGAATCAAATCAAGTTATAATTGATGGTGCGATATTATGTTTTGGGAAACAGGCTGTCAAGAAAAAATTGATATCGTATATTTCAGGCAGAAAAAAAACGGGCAAAGCCCGTTAAAATCAAAGACTAACCAAATCTGTTTATGTTGAATGGTACTGATGAGATCACTTTAGACTGGATATAAAGCAGAGCTAACCCCTCTTTTTCGATGCTCCATGGTTGATAATTGGGGTTATCAGATAACACCATGATTTTGCTTCCAATTTTTTGAAGCCTTTTCACGTAGCATTCTCCATCAAAACAAAATGCATAAATACCATCGCCATCAAAATAAGTTACTGTCTTATCAAGAAAAAGAAGGTCGCCAGGTGAGATTGTGGGAGCCATACTGTCTCCTCTGGCGTTACCTATTTCTATATTTTTGAATGCCCGATTTCCAACAAGACGTCGGGCATATTCAGGATCAAGTTCTATTGAGCGCACTACATCTATCAAGTCACCACGGACATGAGTTCCATCACCGCAACTAAACTCAACATCAAGGACATTAAATACGACGCTATCTGTTCTTGTCTGGTGTTTCTCTTGCGAAGAAAAGGTTGGTGAGGAGTCTTCACCTAAGAACCAGGATTGTGGATAACCGCTAATCTCTGATAAATGCGCGAGCTTATCACTCCGTGGAAATGTTTTTCCTGTTGTCCAGTACTGCACTGATTGCGCACTCACACCTAACTTGCGGGCCAGTTGAGCCTGAGTCCATCCTTTTGCTTTCAGCATCGCGGCTATTCGATTTTCCGTGTTTTTGACGTTCTTCATGACCAAATCCTGTGGGTTTCTTTACAAGGATAAATCTTTACTTGATTTTAGTGTATTCGATCCTTTTGCAACTTGCATGTTAATTTAAACTTGATGTATTCTTGATTTATAAAGTTAATATTGGTGCTTTGTTATGGAAGGAAATGATTACGACAAACTTCGTGCATTAATTGCGCAAAATGCCATAGCGCGAAATCTTGGTGTGACGCCGCAAGCGGTGAATCAGTGGTTTTCAAAAAGCACAATTCCTGCTCGTTTCGTTTTACGAGTATGTGAAGTAGTTGCATGGAAGGTTACGCCTCATGGCTTAAGGCCAGATCTTTATCCTCACCCTGAAGATGGAATTCCTAACTTGTTACGCAAAAGCCTAAATCCAAGTTCACCACACAGAGCGGATGGAATACACGCAGGAGATAAACAATGAACACCGCAATTTTTAACGGCAAAGCATCCATGACCAGCGTTGAGATCGCAGAGCTGGTGGGAAGCCGACCAGATAGTGTTAAGAGAACTATTGAAACACTGGCTAAAAAGGGAATCATCCAATTTCCACAGACTGTGGAAATTGAGAATAAACAATCACTTGGGCCTCGCCGATTTTCTAGCGCGTATGTATTCGAAGGTGAACGAGGTAAGCGCGACAGCATCATTGTCGTCGCACAGCTCTGTCCTGAATTCACTGCTCGCCTGGTAGATCGCTGGCGCGAACTGGAAGAACAGATCCGTAAGCCAATGAGCGAAATCGAAATGGTTGCCGCGATGGCTCTTGAAGCAGTTCGTCAGCAGAAACGGATCACTCAGGTGGAAGAAAAAGTCAGCCACGTTGCTGAAACAGTCGAGCAAATTAAAAAGGGCACTATTCGTGAGGGCTATGCCGGATATCGCCAACTGAAAGCAAAAACCGGTTTGTCAGATGATAAATGCCGCAATCTGGTGAACGCCTATCAGATTCCTACAGACACCCATGAGTTCATGACGCCGGACGGATTGTTGTCACGTCGCGCAATTGTTGCTGTGGAACCGTTTATGGCTGCTTTTTATCGGGTTATGGAGGAAGCAGAACCGCGAGGGACTCGCTGGTATCACCCGAAAATGGGGTTATTTCAGGTTATTGGTTGGCAGCGGTGAAAAAAAGCCGGGAGTAACCCGGCTCACTCAACATCAATAACGGGGAGCTGTTTCGCATAAAACGGCTCCGAAACATCCAAGAACAGTTCTAAAGATATCAGCAGCTATATGATCATTTCAAGACCAAATATTGATTCTGCAATTTCGGGACGTTACACTGTCTCCGCACCTTATAAAGCGGGTGCCGGGGGTCGCAGCCCGGAATTGTCAACGGCGATATATGACGCGCCAGCGTCTTTTTTATCGTCCGCGCTCACGCACGCCAGAATTATGGTGGGCTGGGCAGGGGAGCCGAAAGGCTCGCCGGTCTCCGTTGACGCCGGTACTGCGAACCCTGTTCAGTCTGCCACCAGTGAGTTTCGCAGCTCCGGTGGTGGAAGTTTTCCACAGTCAACGGAGGCTGCCATCATGGCTACTGTCCCAACTTCCCCATACCTGAAAATTGAAGTTGTCAACGGCAAGGCCGTTATTTTCTCCCTGCATGTTGCCTGCCACTTTAAGCGAATGCACCAGAACATCGTTGACAAAATCGAGTATCTGAACTGCTCACGCGAGTTTTTTACCCGCAATTTCATACCGGGTACTTATCACATCTACGGTGACTCCCTGCGTGGTTATTACATCACTCTTGATGGCCTGATGATGCTTCAGCTTGGGTTAAGTCTGCGCACAATGCGGTACTACGAGAGCTGCATTGAGGCATTCCATGAAGCTGAAACCAGCCTGAATCATACAGCTTTCCGCTGTAATCAATGGGAGGTGCGCCCATGATTCGCCGCCTCGTTAATTCTCTGTATCACCGACACAACCGTTGCCCCCGTGTGGGGCAGTGGTTCGCCACCAGCGACGGTCGCGTTCTGCGGGTTTGCCTGGTCAGCACCGAAAGCCAGAAAGTTGTGTGTGAATTACTGGGGCGTAACTACACCATCAGTTACCCACTAGTGGCGTTTCAGTCCGGAAAAATGTTTAAACGCCTGGGAGGTGGCTATGCGTCCGTCTGATCTTCTGCTCGATTTTGGGCATCCGGTTGCTTATTACCCTGGGCTCGTTAAATACATGGGAAGTCCGCACGCTGTTATTTTCTTTGGTCAGATTTTTTACTGGCAGGATAAAGCACATGCAGCGGAAGGCGTACATAAAACGCGTGAAGAGATACAACACGAAACCGGACTTACATTTGAACAACAGGCTGTAGCGCGTAAGCATCTTGTGTCCAGAGGCATTTTGGTTGAAACCAACAAGCGTCTTGAGCACAAAATGTTCTACCGTATAGATTGTGAGCGCCTTAATGAAATTATCAATGAAAACAATCAGTTTTCCCGAAATGGGGAAACCCGTTTTCGGGAAACTGTAAAACCCAATTTCGCGGAGGAGGGAAAGCCTTCACCGCGGACACGGGAAACCCCTCGCCGCGGTGAAGGGAAAACCAATTTCGATCTTACAGAGAATACAACAGAGATTACTTCAGAGAGTACTACAGAGAGTAAAAACACTATTGGCGCATCCGCTGACGCGTCTGCACCAGCGCGTTCTGCCCGACAGGAATATTCACCGGAATTTGAACAGGCATGGCAGGAATATCCCAAACGTGCTGGTGGCAATTCCAAGTCAGCAGCCTTCAAAGCCTGGAAAGCACGTATCAGGGAGGGAATAAAACCGGAGAACATGCTTGATGGCGTGAAGCGGTATGCCGCCTGGGTGCGTGTCTCTGGAAATACCGGTACCCAGTTCGTGAAGCAGGCGTCGACGTTCTTTGGACCCGATCGTCATTTCGAGGAATCCTGGCAACAGCCAGCAGCCCCCGGAGGTGGGCGGGGCAAAAGCCTCCCGATCTCGGGATTCAGTGAACAGGACTACGGCTCAACGAACTTCAACTGGTGATTTTGTGGGGAGGGTGAAAATGACTAATTTCCTGAACAAACAACACATGCAACACGACAAAGCGCAGTTACTTAACCGCAAGGCAGACCTGGAAGAGGAGCTGGCATTTGTCCGTGGCGGAAAGCGTCCGTGGCGCTGTGAGCATTGGGTGCAAAGCACTGAGACGGTGTCCTGCGGGAAACACGGAAAATACACGCGCTATGTGCTGACTGGCCCGGATGTAAGGGGGAAAGCTGTCAAACGGGTGTCCGGTTGCCTGTCCTGCCTCAGTGAGGAGCTGGGCCGCGTGTATGACGAATTACGCGCCCTGAAGGTTCGTGAATTACTCGATCAGGCCGGTATTGCCCGCCGGTTCCAGGACTGTGAGTTTGAGAATTATCAGGCGGTGAATACTGACGCACAGAAAAACCTTGAAGCCTGTCAGCGCTATGCCGCTTCCTGGAAGAAATGTCTCGCTGCAGGCACCAGCATGGTCATGATTGGCAATTGTGGTACCGGTAAAAATCACCTGGCTGTATCAATGGCAAAAAATATTATTCGCCACCACCAGGCAACCATAGAAATCACGGATGTAATGCGGCTTACCCGTGCGGTGAAAAATACCTGGCGCCACAACTCTGAGCGCACTGACGATGAAGTGATTAATCATTTTGCATCGCTGGATCTGCTTATCATCGATGAGGTTGGTGTGCAGTTCGGTACGCCTGCGGAGATAACCATCCTGCAGGAAATCATAAATGCGCGTTACGAAAGCGTTTTACCGACAATTTTGATCAGCAACCTGACGTTTGAACAGCTTAAGGAATCCATTGGTGAACGGATTGTGGATCGCGTTACTGATGGTGGGCGTAACTGCCTGGTGTTTGGTTGGGAAAGCTACCGCGCGCATATCAGAGGTGTGGCAGCATGACAAACCCGACAAATCCGGCGTGGCGTAATGATGACCTGGAAGGAGCTGTCATCGGTGCGTTTTTTCTGCGTGGGGCTGATCCGGAAGTGATGGATATTCTGGCCACGCTTCCGGCGGATGTCTTTTTCGTGCGTCAGTACAGGGATATTTACGCGGGAATTTGCAGACAGGCCCGTGTATCCGGCGTCATTGACCCCGTACTGCTGTGCAATGAGATGCCGGAACTTGCCCCGGTGATTACCGACACCGGACGCAAAACCTGGGTGAAGTCTTCACTGGAGCACTATGTCGCAGCGTTGCGGCGTAATGCCGTACTGCGCGATGCAGAAAAAACACTGACTGAAGCATTACAGAATTTACGTGATGCGTATACCTGTGAAGCAGCCGAGGATGCCCTGAAGGATGCGCAGAACATGATGGCCTCACTGTCGACCGGAAAGGGCGTCATTCAGCCGGTTCACATTGATGATGTCCTTCCAGAAGTGGTCGACCGTGTTGAATGCCGCAATCAGGGACTGGAGAAATCCAGGGCGCTGATGACCGGTATTGATGAGCTGGACGCAAAAACGGGCGGTATGGAGCCAGGCGACCTGGTATTCATTGCGGCTCGTCCTTCGATGGGGAAAACCGAACTTGCGCTGGATATCATCGACAAGGTGACTGAGCAGGGGCATGGCGTGCTTCTGTTCACCATGGAGATGGCGAACATTCAGATTGGTGAACGTATGGTGTCTGCTGCCGGGGGAATGCCGGTATCCCGTCTTAAGTCAGTTGCCCGTTTTGAAGACGAAGACTGGGCACGTTTCTCACAGGGCGTGGGACGAATGACGGGGCGTAATATCTGGATGGTGGACCAGGCAAACCTGACCATTGATGAGATATGTGCAACTACGAGGCACCACCGGATGAAACACCCGGAAACGGCGCTGGTGGTGGTCGATTACCTCGGCCTGATTAAAACCCGCAGCATGGGGCGTCACGACCTTGCTGTGGGGGAAATCTCAAAGGGACTAAAAAGCCTGGCAAAATCCGGCGGTTTTCCGCTGATTGCTCTGAGCCAGCTCTCCCGCGGTGTGGAATCCAGACCCAATAAACGCCCCATGAACTCGGACCTGAAAAACTCAGGGGAAATAGAGGCGGATGCAGACATCATTCTGATGCTTTACAGGGATGAGGTGTACAACCCGGAGACACAGGCGAGAGGCATAGCAGAAATCAACATCACGAAACAGCGTAATGGTACGCTGGGTACCATTTACCGGCGTTTTCATAACGGGCATTTTCTGCCTGTGGACCAGGAGAGTGCCCGGGTTCTTTCCACTCCCATGACGCCGGGCAATCCGCGCAGATACAGCAATAACCGCATGTCGGGTAGTAAAACGGAGCGTTTATTTTGAACAACAGAACAACCACTGTTTCACCGGAACAACTTCGTCGGCAGGCGCAGGAGATGCTTCGTTGTGCTGAACAGATGGAAAAAACGAGCGTGAAAAAAGATACGCTCCGCAAGCAGCTTACTCCGGCGCTTCGTGATCTGCTGCAGGCAAAACACCGCACACAAAAGGCGGTGGATGAGCTGGTGGATTGCGTGGCGGAACTGGAAGGACAGGTAAGCCAGTTTGAAATACTGGTGAAGGAGTTTACTGCGTGATGGCTGAATTTTTTCTTCTGCGTTCATGCAATACCGTTCGCTGAGGTGACCGTGAGAGCACTACTGACCCCTGAAATTGCCCCGCGTATGGGGATCGTATTGTTCAGGCCCGGTTCAGAGCTGATGCCCCTGTTTATGCAGGGGCGTGTCCTGCTGGAGCCTGAGCCGGAACGTTATTCATCTTTTGCCAGTGGTGCCGTTCCGGCGGCATCACAACCGCTGGCGGATGATCCTGCCGTTCGGGCCGTGTTCCGCAATGAGGCAGTGATCCGTCGTGCTGGT